ATGGGATAGTATGATTAAAGTACTTGAGCCTAGAATGTCTGCTCTTGTAGGAAATATCAAGTATAAGTTAAAGATGGGTCAAGGCATAGATGCATTCGAAAAATCTTTGTACATGCACGCTGCTCACCCCGTATATGGTGTCGAGGTACGCTTTAGAGAGCCAGTTTCAAAGACGACGCTCGCGGATAGCGTACTAGCCACTGAGACGGGTGATCCGTTAGTGTCTACTTTTGCAGAGAGGTTAAAGGGGTTAGTGTTGCCAGGACCTAAGTTTACCTATATTCCTTTGATAAGTAATGCTGCCATGGAATCGCTTTTCGCTACTTATGGTCCTTATCCTAGCAAAGCGGTAACCTCTGCCGGTTGGATCGCATCTTATGAACCTTATAGCGCGCTCGACTTAAAACCTATGAGTGCTCCTATAGTAATCACTCCAGATGACCATTTGCTTGGTCTAATGAGTGCGGGTCAACTAACAAAGAATTCCACCATATCCGACACTGCACTTGGAAGAGCTGAAACGTCAAAACAGACCGCGTTCAGATGGAATTATGACGCTGTAACTTTCACTCGTGAAGCTGTTTGTACGAGAAACTCAGAAAGTACGATGAAAGTAACCATGCCTGTAATTCTTGACTTGCCTGAAGTAGACTTGATATGGCATAACGATCGAGTAATGCTAAGATTTAATAGCGAGCTGCTTGGTAGAACTGTGATTACGGCTGAAGCAGAAGGGATAATGTATGAGCTGGCTAGAAAATCTAAACAACACGGAGGAAGTAGCAGCTTCCGAAGCTCATTGGATGAATCTCAATTAGCCGACTTACAAGACGTTCAGGGTAACATCACAAAGGCTGAAGATATGAAGGTCAAAGTGATATACTACTCATTAGCGAAGGGAACGGAAATCGTCGCCCCTGTAGATTTGAGACCATTTTTCGCACAGTATGGTGATAAGATAATCAAGCCTGCATTCTCCAGTTTTTGCAATCCGCCTCTTCATCTTTTGGAAACTCCGCAACCGGGCGCAGTCGACTACATATGTCTAGCGTTGAGTCTTACCACATATGAAAGACTGATGTCAATTCGTGCGTTAACGATATGTTATAATGCGTTTTTGTTGAAGACCTTTTTCAATGTGCTTCCTAACATAAGCGTTGGTCAAGTGAGTTCAACAGAGGCAGCTGCAGATGACGAAAAGAATATTCTTTCGTATGCAAAAACCGCTTTATTCAGAAAGGCTTAATAAATGCAAACAACGATAAATCACAAAGGACGGACTTTTTATTTAATGATTGATCAAAACACGTTAGCTGTGAGAATGACGCAAAGTGAGAAAGATGATTCATTATTCACAATAGACTTGATAAGGAAGGTCGCGGGCGAGGTATTTGGCGACGCTTTAGAAAGGATACCTGCCGGCTTCAATCATTGTTACGAGAAAGCGTCGACATTGATAGCGTTCACGGACTTCGGAGTGACGGAGCGTGACAGAACTTATAGCTACCAGGTGAAACTAGTAGGAGGTCTACTGGAATATAGAGAGATACCTGGAGTTAAAATAGCAGAAGCATTTACACAGGAGG